AAAAGAAGAAGAGAAGAACGTCTACGAGATGTTCAATAAATGTGTTGAAGAAGAAGTAATTTGGGCAGACTATTTGTTCCGCGATGGTTCAATGATTGGTCTGAACGCAAAACTTCTGCAGAAGTATGTCGAGTGGACTGCGAATCGTCGCATGAAGTCTATTGGACTGAAACCTACATTTGATGCTCCCCTTAGTAACAATCCTCTCCCTTGGACAGAACATTGGTTGTCGTCTAGAGGACTGCAAGTAGCACCCCAAGAAACTGAAGTCGAATCATACGTTATTGGGGGTATCGCACAAGATGTTGAAGAAAATACTTTCGCAGGTTTTCAATTATGATGGGAAGATCTTTGATTGGTTGGAGAGAAGAACTTCTACAAACATCGAAACCGAATCAGGAGGAGAGAGATCTCCTCTCAAGGGGTCCATCGAGTTTAGCGCAAGCATTTCGACTTCAAGCAATAAAACTAAAATATTCCCAGACCCATGGGACGGGGACTGGAATGACGCAGTAATTAATTGGGCACTATGGCATGAAAACACAAAGCGCGAAGGCGAAGGGAAGGAACCTACAGAAATGGGTTCGACAAATGTTAATCGAGATACTTGATGTCCATCCTGAGGATATTGAGTCTCGATCTATGGGTGCTGGTGGTGAAGATCTCATCATGGCACGGGCAGCAAGACAAAAGTTTCCTCACTCAATTGAATGTAAGAACGTTGAAAGGTTGAACGTCTGGGATGCTTATGAACAAGCAGCATCAAACTGTGGTGACTATGAACCGATAGTAGTTATGAAAAAGAATAGAAAGAAACCCTTAGTAGTTGTTGATGCTGAATATTTTATTGCTCTCTTTAATAAATAAAAGAGCCTAACTCTTTACTCATGGAATCAAATCCAAAGAAAGAGGAAGCCAAAACGGACAATAAATTTGAGTGGGCGGATGAGGGTGTATCAACTCTCGTCCGAGTTATTATACTTGGATGGTCAGCAGCAATTCTGACTCTTAATTATGTAACTGTTCCTGGTGTTCCTCAGAAAAATATCGATCCAACTTTTATTGCTAGTGTGTTTACTGGAACGTTAGCAACCTTCGGGGTGATGCCTTCTAAGAAGAAGGAAGAATCAAAGCAAGCACCTACATTGGAGAAGAAAGATGCAAAAATTGATTAATGGTGTAGCGTTGTTATCTGGTTTAGTTTCTTTAGCTGTCTTAGGGGGTGGTGCTTATCTTTACGTTCAAAAGGATACATTAATCGAGCAATCAAGGGAGAGAGTAACTGCTGCTATCACTGAAGCAATCACAGAAGCACTACCAGGAATGGTAGATGCTGCTATTCCAGGAGTCCCTGAGATGACTGGTCCCGCAATCACTGGTCCTGTCATGCCATTCTAACCATGAATAAACTTAAGATCGTCGCCGCTTCAGTTGGTGGAGTATTTGTTGTAGCACATATAGGTCTGCTTGGATATGTTTTCAGGCAGGAACCTGAACCTGTGATTCAACCTCCTACATTTCACATCCCTCGTGGTCCTTACTCTTCTTATAGAATTAAGGCAGGCAAGGATGGTTATGAAATTGAATTCCGTGCTGACGATCCTAAGATTCTAGAGTCCGAAAGGTCTCTAGATGTTGACAAAGAGAGGAGAGGATTGTTTGGTGGTGGATCTGAAGTTAGAAATGAATGGCGTCGTGATCAGTTCACCCGTGAAGGTACTCGTAACCTAGGGGGTGCAACAGATGACGAGGGAAAGTTAACTGCCAAACAAGCAGAGTGTTTAGTGGCGGACGCTGGAGCACGAAGTCAAGGTGCGATGGCGGGTAGTGCTATTGCTGCTGGAGTTGCTGTTCCTGCCCTTGCTAGCGTCCCTTACGTGGGTTGGTTGGCAGGTGGATGGGCACTGCTGCTAGGACAGAAAGCAGGGTCATCACTAGGTTCTACAGTTGGATCAGTATTTAATGACTGCTAACTGAGAATCTTCTGAGAATTGTTAAATAACTCTGAATATTATTATAATATTATCATGGCACAATCGACCTATAAGAAGCAAGCAAAGAAAGACGCAACTGAAACATTTTTCTTGTATGTATTCTTCCATTCTATGTGGACAGGAATTTTTAAATTATTTGAAGACTAATGCCTGAGATACCCATCATTACAGGCGGGGATATTCGTATTAATGATATTCAAATTAATACTATCTCTACCTATGACTTTAATAACACTTCAACATCACTACCACTAGCAGCTCCAGTAGTTGTAAACATTGGTGTGCCTGTGGTTAATATACCAGGGTGTGTTGAGGCGACTGAAACTAATACTGCTAAAAATAATCAATTACGAACGGATGATCCTAATGGTGTGGTTACAATTTGCGATTCTGGCGTTCCCAATTTTAATCCTATTTCTTATGAACCAAACCAGATGATTATGACTGGTCCACCTCAGGTGGATAACAGAACACCAGATAAACCTACACCACCAGAAACAAAAACAGATACACCACCCCCACCTCCACCACCTACTGCCAAAATAGAATGTCCTACTAAGGTACAGCAGGCACAAGAACCTGTAGGAACATTAGTGGAAGGATTTAGAAAGAGAGTTACTGGTTATGAACTCATCGATAAGACATGTGTTCAGATAACAGAATCAGTAGGACTCCCCACACAAATTGTTGCTGGTCTACCTAGTGGTGGACAGGTTATGCAGGTGGGTGGTATTGCTGTCATCGCTACATCATCAGCACTCATAGCAAAACCACTGGCAGATCTGCTATTGAAAGCAGTCAAACCAGCGGTTAAGAAAGTTATGAAAAAGATTGCTAAACTAAGAGGAAAGAAACCTCCTATCTTGTCTGTAGGGGAGCGCCTAGCAGAGCAGCGTCAGATGAATCACGCTGTGAAGGAGCTTCGTTCTGTCTTCCCGAGGAGGAAGAAGAAGAAACGCTAGGAATCTCATGGTAGTGTGGATGCTTATGTCCTGGTGGGTTGTTTACTAAGACATCAGCACATACAGAATAATATGGTGACTTAGGATGGAATTGAATTCCTTTTAACTTTAACTCACCACAATTTTTAAGACGAGCAATCTCAAAGTCTAATCTTTTATTAGCAGTCAGTTGTTTCATCATTGCGATGTTAGAAGATGCTGCTTCTTTACAAAGATCTTGTAACTTTTTATCTGTAGGTGTGCTCCATGTCATAGAGAAACCTACACCCAGACTGTAGTTATCTTTCTGTCCTGTTCTAGTCCTTTTATAGAAACTTACATCACCAGGATTATCTAAGATACCATCTCCAATATCATTCCCGTCATCATCGTAGGCACCAAAGTTATCGGTGACATCGTATACGGGATCATCATAATAACCTTCAAAAGGTTTAGCAGCAGAGACACTACCTGTTACATAGGGTGTGAAATTGCGAGTGGGACCCTGACATTGTATACCACCTCCGTAGGTGTTTGTAATATATGGTCCCTGAAGGACCTGTATAGCTTGGTTTGTAACGGAGCCTGAAGAGTTAGCAACAGGATTAGCAGTAGCAGACACACCACCAACAGTTTCAGCATAAGAAGGATTAGCGAATAATAAAGTTACTGCGAGAAGATACTTGTGGTATCGGTTATGCTTATAACCTCGGTTTCTCTTTGAATAATTGTTTGATTGCTCAAACCAGGACCTCGATAAGTTTCTGTGAACTGAAACGCTGCTCCTGGTACTGTTTGTGTGAACTGTGGTTTGTTTGTTGCTCCAGTCCATGATGAAGTCACTCCATTAATAGTTACATTCGTAGCACCTGTTCCTGGTGATAGGTTTCCAGATGCTGATACACCAGTGCCAGTAGCAGAATACTGATACCCAGTGTTATAGTCCATCGAATTGATGGTCTCAGTTATTTTTTGTGTCGTTTCCGTTCTACTGGTCATACTTCCCTGAGTGAAATTAGGGACCACGGGGACCGCCATTGCTGGAGATCCCAATAGAAACATCACAATGAATAATTTTTTCATGATGTTTTTCCTACTAATCGATAACAGTAATCTCAGAAACGAATTGTCCTGTTGCTGTAGTACCAGCACCACCAGCCGTTATAGTTAGAGCACCTGTAGTTCCTATAGTGCCTGCTAGACTTCCAGCAACACCAGCAGTGTAAGAAGTTACATTACTGAAGTTAGGAACATCTCCTACAGTAGGAGCAGCAGTTGGGATTGCATCACCTTGAGTAAAGGAGGTGCTATATGTGAAAGCATTTCCGTCTGTTGCCTGAGTTGCTGAGATAGTTCCAGGAGAATAGATTCCACTAGTAATAGTGCCAGCAGAAATTGCTCCTGATGTAGAGCCATCAGTAGTATTGATACCACTACCTGAAATACTATAGGAGTTGCCCACTCTTACGGCAGTTGATCTAGCAGCGTCAACAGTTAGTTGAACACTAGAAGATTGTTTTGATACAAGTCCACCTGCTTGAGCAGCAGAAGTGGTCATCAGTAGCATTACGATAGGAAGGATTTTCTTCATAGCGTATAATTTCGGATCCTCATATATTTAGTTGCTATGCCTATGTTCAAAGTGGCACACATCACTTGACAGATCTTAAGAATTACTATATACTATGTAAAGATTCATTACGAAACGTATCATGACCGTTACAACCAACGAACAAGGACAACAAAACTTGTTTGCTAAAGAACCTCAAATGTATATCTCTAAGACTGACGCAGAGCGTTATGGATATGAGTCCTATGCTGAGAAAGCAGAGAAAGCAAACGGTCGCTGGGCAATGCTTGGCATTATTGCTGGTTTCCTGTCATATGCCATCACAGGCAACTTCTTTTTTGGAGTAGCTTGACAATGGCGGCATCATTCTTTACAATGGTAAGTGTCGTGTTCATAGTAGCACTGGCATATTCTGTAGAACAACTTTCTGAAACTTACTAATGGCTTTTAATATCACTGCTAAGGCACCTGATGGAACTGAAACGTCCTTCCCATGTGAGGATGATCAGTATATCCTTGACGCTGCTGACGAAGCAGGTGTAGATATCAATTACTCTTGTCGTGCTGGTGCTTGTTCATCTTGTGCTGGTAAACTAGAGAGTGGTTCTGTTGATCAGAGTGATCAGTCTTTCCTAGATGATGATCAAATGGAATCTGGTTTTATTCTGACCTGCGTATCTTATCCTACTAGTGATTGCGTAGTCTTGACCGATCAGGAAGAGAGTCTTTACTGATGAATCTTACACAAGATGAACTTTGGAATCAGATTGCAAACCTTGGTTGGGATGTAAGACATGATAACATCGTAATTGAGATCGGTGGTACAGTAGTCTCTGGTATCGTTCAACCAGAGGGTTATAATAAGAAGTGGGCATCCCCACTCGGACACCGCAAATATAATAAGGATGCGTTCATCGTTCTTAAAAATCTATCTAGAAATGATGACACTAAGTCTCAACCTATGGATAGAGAACACGTACCCCACCATCTAAAAAATGCCAAACCCGAACCAACTGTATGAAGACATGCAGAAACTGGATGACATGTATGAAGAACTTCTGTGGCATCCAGATGACGAGCTACAATTCACCCACGATGGTGAACGTATAATCATTTCAAACACAACATTGGAGAACAAAAAATGAAATTCGGATTCACACCTGAGGCAGAGATCCTCAACTCACGTCTAGCAATGCTTGGTTTCATCATCGCTGTTGGAACTTATGCTACTACAGGACAAATCATTCCAGGTATTTGGTAAATGGACACCAGTAACTTTCTAGCATTAGTAGTTGGATTCATGGTAGCAAATTTTTTACTATATCTTATCAAAGAATCTGATGATGATAATGGTGGAGGTGATGGCGGTATCATGACACCTATCATGGCACCTACAAATTAAATAAATAGATACATATCGTCGCCGTCTAAAGGGACCTCTGCCACATAACAGAAGGTCCCTTTTTTATTGTCCGAATTAAAATAAGTAATGATTGATACACAAATGTTCCATATCTACGACAAGGAGACTAGTAAACCTGTCAAAGTGTGTATGACAGTTGAGGAACTGGAACAAATGATCGCAAAAAGAGAGGTAGATTGGGAGCACTGGGACATAGAACCATGCTATACTATCCAAAGTTCGGAAGACCACTCTTACTAGTTGAGTATAATCACTCATCTTTCTGGGGTTGACGGGCATAGCACAACCTGCTATAATAAATAGGTTAGCAAGTTAAGAAACCAACACATTTCTTAACGCTTCTTAACACCCCACAAACCAAGACCTCTAGGGTGTATAAAAACGTCTTTCATATCCCGGACTTAGGGTGTCTGGGAAATAGTAACTCCACCATTCCCTGATGGTCTTACTTTTTTGTTTAAAACAATGGCTTCAACTCTTTCAAGACAACAATCAACCTCTTCGTGGGAATCTTTCTGCGAGTGGGTAACTTCTACCAATAACCGCCTCTATGTCGGTTGGTTCGGCGTACTGATGATTCCAACTCTGTTGGCAGCAACTATCTGTTTCATCGTCGCCTTCGTCGCTGCTCCCCCTGTGGACATCGACGGCATCCGTGAACCCGTCGCTGGTTCACTCATGTATGGCAACAACATCATCTCTGGTGCAGTTGTTCCATCTTCCAACGCAATTGGTCTTCACTTCTATCCCATCTGGGAAGCCGCATCACTTGATGAGTGGCTGTATAACGGTGGTCCTTTCCAACTCGTAGTCTTTCACTTCCTCATTGGTATCTTTGCATACATGGGACGTGAATGGGAACTCTCTTACCGCTTAGGTATGCGTCCATGGATCTGCGTAGCATACTCTGCACCTGTTGCAGCAGCATCAGCAGTCTTCCTCGTATATCCTTTCGGTCAAGGTTCTTTCTCTGACGCAATGCCACTTGGCATCTCTGGTACATTCAACTACATGCTTGTTTTCCAAGCAGAACATAACATCCTGATGCACCCCTTCCACATGCTCGGCGTAGCAGGTGTCTTCGGTGGTTCATTGTTCAGTGCAATGCACGGTTCTTTGGTTACATCTTCACTCGTCCGTGAGACGACTGAAACTGAGTCACAGAACTATGGTTACAAGTTCGGTCAAGAAGAAGAGACATACAACATTGTCGCCGCTCATGGTTACTTTGGTCGTTTGATCTTCCAATATGCATCATTCAACAACTCCCGTTCACTGCACTTCTTCCTCGCAGCATGGCCTGTAGTTGGAATCTGGTTCACTGCATTGGGCGTAAGCACCATGGCATTTAACCTCAATGGATTCAACTTCAACCAGTCTATCCTCGACGGACAAGGACGTGTCCTCAACACCTGGGCAGACGTGCTCAACCGTGCCGGTCTCGGCATGGAAGTCATGCACGAGCGCAACGCGCACAACTTCCCGCTTGATCTTGCAGCAGCTGAGTCCACACCTGTGGCCTTGATTGCTCCTTCTGTCGGTTGATTTTAACTCCTAATTTGGAATAAATTAGGATATAACTAGGGGTCATTACGACCCCTATTTTTTTCTTCAATAATGTAAAGTTTTATGTCTACGGTAAACAAAAAATGACTACAAGTACACTTACAACACCAACTAGGGGGTGGTTCGATGTCCTGGACGACTGGGTTAAACGGGATCGCTTTGTCTTTGTGGGTTGGTCTGGACTCCTTCTTCTTCCCACTGCTTATCTTGCCATTGGCGGTTGGCTTACTGGGACAGCTTTTGTTACGAGTTGGTACACCCATGGCCTTGCTAGTTCCTATCTTGAGGGTGCTAACTTTCTTACGGCAGCTGTCTCAACGCCTGCTGATGCTATGGGTCATTCTCTTCTTCTACTTTGGGGTCCTGAGTCTCAGGGGAATTTCCAGCGGTGGTGCCAACTTGGGGGACTCTGGAATTTCGTGGCTCTCCACGGTGCCTTCGCCCTAATTGGTTTCATGCTACGACAGTTTGAACTGTCACGTCTCATTGGCATTCGTCCCTACAATGCTATTGCTTTTAGTGGTCCTATCGCTGTATTTGTCAGCGTATTCCTCATCTATCCACTGGGTCAATCCAGTTGGTTCTTTGCTCCCTCCTTTGGGGTAGCAGCAATCTTTAGATTCCTACTCTTTCTTCAGGGTTTCCACAACTGGACGCTCAACCCCTTCCATATGATGGGAGTTGCTGGTATACTAGGTGGAGCACTGCTCAGTGCTATCCATGGTGTAACTGTAGAGAACACATTGTATGAAGATGGAGAACAATCAAACACATTCAAGGCATTTGATTCCACTCAAGAAGAAGAGACATATTCGATG